CCATATTAAACTCTTGGATAGTGGACAAATGTTTTTATCATATACTTTGATTCAGTAATTGGTATCTCAGCAGAATGTGGATAGCCAAACCAGGTTGGAGCGATTGCTAGTCTACCTTTAACAGGTTTTACGGCAGTATCAATAGTGGCAAATTTTGTCTCACCCCCTTCTTCTACAGTATTGAGATAATACAACATAACCAACATTCTCTGTGCCGAATAATACTCAATAGAGTCTATGTGTTCTTTATAGTAGTGTTTATTTGGGTTATATCTGTGCATTCGCCATTGTTCAAGACGAGTTTCTTCGTACATATTAAATGGGAAGCCATCATCTTTCAACTCAGAACAATATTTCTGGAAGTATGATGAGGCGTGGTGATTCAACAAACGCATTATGCCATCCCATTTAGGGGATTCAGTGGCACGTTTTGTGCAATTCATTTCAATAGCGTGGCGATATACATTAACTTTTCCGTCGGTCTCTCTGAAGATAGGTTCGTTTAAAGCACCAATTTTTGATTCTATGTGATGTTCATCATCTGCCTCAAAGGCGTTGATAATCTTATCACACAGAGATGGTGCTAAACATTCATCATATATTTTAACAAAATCTGTTAAAAGTTTCAATGTACAATTCTCAAGTTTGTTGGCTTTTTTGTTGGTTCCATTTCTTCCCACTTTTTCTTGGATTCCACTACGTAAGCAGTTTTGAATTGAGACAAATTGACAACTGTACCATCATCTTCCATTTCAACAACACCGCCCCAAGATGCTATTAAATCTTTTACCATTGATACTTTATCTTTGATTTCACCATCGGTTACAATTTCAAATGTAAGACAGGAATCCCAATTCATCCACTCAAAACACAAAGAGATATTGTATCCCTTTGGCTCTTCCATCTGTTCAATCGGAGTATTTTTCAATTTACTTCTCCTTGTTAAGTGAATCTTGAAATATATAAACGGCGGTCTCCATCGCCAAATATTCTCTCGCGGCATCGTGGAGACAATCGTGATGGATAAATCCTTCAGGTTCAACGCCGAGTTGGTGACTCACATCTAATAAAGTGAGTATAACTGTTTTTGAATCGTGTAGATTCCAGAATCTCCAAGGGAGGTCTGTAACACTACATCCTTCTGTAATTCTGAATAGGTCGTGGAGAATGGCAAAATCGAAGTGGGAACCTCGAGAATAATATTTGGCCTTTGTAATGTCTACACCTTGTTTGGTTAACCAACGAATCATATCTTCTCGCAGGTTTTTCCAGTGTAAATCCGTCTTTAGCGGTTTCAGTATGTGGCCTGCGGCATCTTGGGTGGCCCACCAATCAAGGGTATCCTTGTGAATTTTTCTTCCAGCATCCACTTGAGCCTTGACATCAAGTTTGGCATAATAGCCATTCTCTATTAATTCTTTAAACGTATAATCTTTGGTAGAGTCACAAGCGACCATTCCAACAGACAAAATTACCGAGTTATTGACACTACCAAGAGTTTCAATATCTAATACAACAATGTCTTTCATAATATAATTTCCAATTTCAACTACTTATAAAACATTATACACCATAAGCAGGGATTAGTCAAGTGGTTTTATGTGTTTTTCTACATAAAGTTTCGATAAATGCCGTGCTGAAATCAGTGCCTCTTTAACTCCTGCTTTGGAACCACCGAAATATGGTATTGCGTGGCCTTCCTGAATCAATCTCTGGTTAATAGAAATCATCATATCGCTTGTTAATTCTTTTACCATATCAACATCTTTATATCCAATCTCGGGGATAAAAATCTCTCCGAGACATCTACCATACTTTCCAACTCCGTGTGACTGAATCACAAACTCGTTACCATTCGATTCCAAGAGTTCAATCATTCGATGTTTGGCACCGAGGCCATATCGTTTTTCTGTAAGGTCTCTTGTGCGAGATTCTGGTGTGTCTATGCCTTTGAGTCTGATACGTATTGATTTAGATACGTTAAATCCCAAATCAATATAAGCATCTATAGTATCTCCGTCTATTACCCTTTTCAGTTTCGCATAATATTCATACATTATGTTAACGGGTTATAGATAAAATTTTGCTTATTTGGGCATCTAATACTCCTGCACGATTTGGCCAGTGGATGTATGCCTTAGAAGGATTACTTTTCAAATTCTTTAACAATGGAATAATTAACTTTTCCAATGCTTTAAGTTTTTTGGCTTTGTACTCCTCAAACTCAACTTTTTTGGCTTCAAGTTCGGCCTCTTGGGCTTCCTGCCGTGATAGTAGGTCGGCCAGATTATTATTAATATCGCCAAAATCTACTGTTCCGTCTTGATTAAAATCTAAGTCTCGGACTTCGTTTACTTGAGTTTCAATAACATCAAGTTTATCCGTGATACCACTCAAGTCTACATTAACTTCAGGAGCATTGACTGTAGTTTCTTTAGCAAGAATTTCATCCAGTTTATCTTCAAGAGGACCCAGGTCAGGCATATCACCTGCCGTGAGTGCATCAACTTTTTCTAATGCAATAATTTGGTCTAGTTTGTTTTCAAGTCCAGATAAATCCACATCTGCTGATTCGATGTTTGTCACGCCCTCAGTTGGAATTAAAGCCAGAATTGCATCTAGTTTTTGAGTAATCGGTCCTAGGTCGGCCGCTACTGCTTGTGTAGTTTGTTGAACAACTGTGGTGATATCGGAATCATCAGTGTCAGAAAAGGAAAATCCCCAATCAAAATCACCTTGCTCTATTTCACCTTGTTCAGAATCTATATCATCTGCCATTTGTGTTTCTCCCTTAATATTTCACCCCTATATTATACTTAGGGATAAGTTGCCAATTGGGTTTCTCCTTGAACGATATAATCTTAAACTGGCCCACGTTCCCCATTGGCAGTAATTTTTCTTTCTGTACAATCTTTAATAAATTCCATTCCTGAAGTAAGTTAATGATTGCGTTTCGTCTTTCAATATCGACATTTGTTATGTTTGTCGGCTTGCCATCTAAGGCAAATAATTCTTTAAAATGGACAATATAATATTGTCCTTGTTTATGAAGTATATGAGTTGATTGATAAAGGATTTTATCTCTGTTTGAGGCTACACCCATTCGGGTAAGAGTTTCTTTTATCTTCAAAAAATCATCATCCTCAGCAAAGGTAATTTCTACCATATTTGAGGGTGACCAATCGACTATTTCTTCATCGTATCTTCCTTGTGTTCGCATTATCAGTTCCGCCCTTTGAGAGTCTGAGGCGTATATCCTCAATTTCCGATTCGGTGAGAAGGTCTAAAACCTCCCTGGCCCTTTGTTCATTATAATTATAAAACTCTTTAATGAGTTCCAAATTTGCTGATGGTCCTGTAGCCTTGGCCCATTTAGACCAGCGTTTTTTCTTTCTTAAACTATTTATAAAATAGTCATATTGAAGCAAAGGGTCCAACTGATAGTGGACATTCATTTCATTTACATACATTACAGTATCAACATTCATACTCAAGGCACGATTAATTATGAAGCAATTTCTTCCATATTCTGCTTCATCCATATCACCCGTACGGACCAGATTCTTATGTCCGTAGTTGATATCGGGTAAAATCTCTTTAAATAAATCAGGCATCTTCGTATTGATTAAATTCTGTATCTTCTGTATTTATTTCTAAAGTGGGGGGCGAATAACGGGATGGGGCGGTCTTTCCGAGAAAGATTGTATCTAGTAAAGACTCAACAGCCCAATTGGGTGCTTGTCCTGCTGGATGCTGGACACACTGACCTTCTCGAAAGAAGTAAGTGACTGGATGGGAACCTACTGGAAATGTCAGAGGCTCATTGATTTGATAAAACTTAATGTCTTTATACTTCTCCATTTTAGAGATTGGTTCCATTACATTTGGTAAAAAACGGTCACATACTGGACACGTTGACTTTACGTGGACAAAGACACAAAATTTATTGGCGTTGGCAACCTTCAATGCTTTCTTTTCAGTTACTACTGGGAATACGTTTTTACTCATCTAACTCTCCTTCACAAATGTTCCGCCAGCGGACAAATGTCCTCTTCGATCTTTAATCTCATTATACGCTGTTTGAACACATTTGTCGAATGATATCCCTTTAACTTTACAAACCCCTCTCAGAGTCACGTAAATATCTCCGATGGCATCTACTAGGGCATCATCGTCATTATGATTTATGGCATCCAAAAGTTCAGTGGTTTCCTCCAGAGTTTTTATTGCCTGACCCATAAGGGTTCCGTTAGCAGTAATACCTCTATCATCCATCCACTTATCTATTTTCATATCATTGCTCATTTCCATTCTACCTCTACCATCACTTCTGTCAAGAAAGCGACTAAGTTAATTTCAGCATCCTGTACAAATGCCTGTTTGTATTGATAATCTGCAATCAGCAAGACTACCTGTGGGATACTTTGTGGTTGTAAATACTGGTGCATCTGATCATACATTTGACGATAAATTGCAATCGGGTCTGTATCGATATTATCAACAACCCATTGTCTCATACCGCTGAAATCCTTGTCTTTCAACATCGTCATTAAACTATCTAAGTCTGCTTGTCCAACTCGGGCGAGAATACCAGTATCAACAGTGCCACCTGCACAATATCTCTGGAGTTCATTTAGTGTTCTACGCATATCAGGAAAATGGCGTTTAATCAATTCAGCCAGGGCTGGCTTACTTTCGATTGTAACACCTTCTTCACCGAGTATATTGATTGTTCGATTCATAAAATCGCCCATTAGACCAGGCAATTCTCTGTTGCCTATTCTAAAATCAATATATGTAGTTCGGGAGTGGATTGGTTCGATAATCTTGTCCTTGAAATTACAAGTCAAGATGAATCTTACATTCTTGGAAAAATGCTCTATGAAGCCACGTAGTGCAGGCTGAAACGATTGTGGATTCAGATAATCTGCCTCATCTAATATAACACATTTCTTCCCACCATCAAAGGAGACAGTAGAAGCAAACGTGGAGATATCGTTCCGCAACGTGTCGATATTTCTATCAAGCGATCCATTAATAACTAACGTAGTATAACCAAGTTCTTCACATAGGGCTTTGGCGACAGTGGTCTTGCCTGTTCCTGCTGAACCACTCAGCAAGAGATTTGGCATATCCCCATTCGACAAAAATTCCCGAAATGTATCTTTCAGAGAATCTGATAAAATACATTCGTCAATTTTCTTAGGGCGATATTTTTCTACCCAGAGAAAATCTTTATTCATAAGTTGAATCCTGTTCTAAAGCAATCCAATAAGTTAGTTTACCATCTGTAGTGGTCAACTTTGAAATCTTCTTGGATGAAATTTCAACATCGTAATCGCCCGGTAACATCTTCATACGTTCAGTTAAGAAGAAGAATTTGAATTCGGTATCAGAATCACCACCAATGTAATCGCCCACTTCAACACTAAATGTATTTGAAGTATCGTTCCTCTTATCAAGGACTTCGGCAATCACTTTACTTGGGTCACTCTTACCTCTTCGGATGACCAAATCAGGAACTGCTAGAGTACCAGTTGCTCGTTGAAGTTTATCCAAAGTTTCCGCTGTCAATCTGAATTTCACTTCACTTGACGGCATCTCAATCTTTGAGGTTGGATATACGATAATTTCCTTATCAGCAAACCAGTAGTTACAGTTTGACCCATTAGCGGAAGTAATCGTTGCAGATTGCTCACCGAATCCAATCTCTGGGTCGTCAAATAATGACACAACCGACAGAAATTCGTTGAGGTCATAAATGGCAAAATCTTCACCATTGGCACTTTTGAATGTTTCTGGCACCGTTGCTGAGGCCAAAACATTCTTTTGCACGGAGACCGTGTTCAGTTCTTTACCCTCTGTAAAGAGTATCGACTGATTGATTGAGGCAAAGTTCTTCAATACTTCAAGCGTGTTTTCACTTAATTTCATAATATACTAACTCCTATTTTCAATTGTTAATGACAATTATACGCGAATGTACCATACTTGTCAACCCCTATTAAGATTTGATTATATCAACAAGTCGGCGGCGTGTCTTTTCAAACTCCGTCGGTTTAGCATTGGCGGCCTGTTTTCTCTCAAACGCCATTGCTAGAATTAGATAGTGTGTTGCCTTGATTAGGTCCTTTTCATTCTTGCCATCTTTCTTGCCATATCTCATTAGATACTTGATGGCGTTGTCTATAGAGGTTGAGGCGAGTGTTCCTCTATATGCAAATACATCGATTGTCTGGAGGTCATCCTTGTCATTGGTGTAATGACTTGAGTAAGTCGATTTAAGATGGGATTCTATTGTATCTAAAATTTGACCCTCTCCGTATTTCCACGGGAAAGGAGGTTTTACTTCAAAGTCGTTATCGCTCATTCAATTCTCCAACATAATATTTTTTTCGCTACTATCACGGCCGTGATATCACGGCAGGAAGCCCATAATTATAAAAAGACCTCGACCCCCAAAAGAGGAAGGGGCCGAGGTTGTTGAATGAGGGGACTCAAACTGCCCCACGGAGTTATCTAGTTTCAAGGCGTATTCAACATTTTACGCATCGGAATCTTTATCATCCCAGTCGCTCTCATCGGCTACTTCGTCAGTAACTTCTGACGTGGCGTCAGTGGCTATACCAGCATCAATCTTTTCGTAGAGACTCATAAAAGACTCACGGGTTTCGTCATCAAAACGCTCAATGGCCATCTTGATGGCTTTACCTCGGTCACCGAAGATTGAGTAAGATTTGATGATATCAACAAGTCGGCGAGTTGAAATAATTTCGTCAACCCCGCCCTCTTCAAAAGTCTTACGGATGATATCACCCCACATTGTTAAGTTAGGGATAAACTTGCCGAGTGATTCACTAGCAATACCGAAACTTTCAGCGGCTTTCGTGAGAATCTTTTTCTCAATAGCCTCTGTAGGGTAAGACTGATACATCGTAACAGAGAATCTGTCAAGGAAAGCCTCGTTCATCACGTTGGTACCGATAAAGCGACCATCGTCTGAACCCTTACCTTTCGTATTAGCAGTAGCGATGATTGTGAACCCATCAGCAGGCTCAATCCATTCAGCGCGTTTCTTAATGAAGTAACCCTTGCCCTCAAGAACTGACTGGAGAGCCATAATCTTGGAAGAACCGAGGTCAACTTCGTCAAGTAGTAAAACCGCACCA